CCGTCAATATCCTGGCCCATGATTTCGACATGTTGCTTATCGGTAAGACCTTCTGCCACCGCATAGCATTGCGTACCATTTAAGTTATGTACTTCGGCAAATTCATTGGAATTGATAAACACCTTTTCAATGTCATTTTGCGCAAAGTCCTTAAATCCCATGATTATTCACCTAAAACGTCGATGAGTTCTTCACGAGTAGCGTTTTCCGGAACATCCAATTGTTCAGCAGATGCCATTACGCGAAGTGCTTCATCGGATAAGAGTTCCAAGTTGACGTCCGCATCAGAAGCAAGGATATCGGAAATCATATCCGCCTTTGTGGCTTTGCTTGCAAAATCAAGCCCAATAGATTTACCATAACCTGCGATATCCGCATTCGTCATAACGCCAAGAGCTGTGGCTAACGAGTCTTCTGCATTGTTTTTATCACCAACTACAACAGCTGCGCCTAATCGAATTAGGCGCTCTTCCTCATCTGCAGTTAAATCGGAGATAACATCACCGGGGTTATACACATAATCGCCGGTATTAATCGCGTGCTTAGCTTGTACAGGCATTAGTCTTACCTCCTTTCAATTACAATACGTCCGCTACGAAGTAGGAATCCACATCAAATGGAACGTAAATAGGGCGAGATTGTAATTCCAAAAATACCGCATCTGGGTCACGATTAACCAATCGACGTAATACATATTCGCCTTCATAGGTTACAAAGTCCATACCTTCGCCAGGGATGATTGTATTCGCACCATACAATTTAGTGAATTTAGCCATATCAGAAGCCACCAACAATTTACCGGTAGGTACCATTTCCTTTTCTTGGCCGTCTGTTGGATCAACGTAGTAGTTGTCGTAAGTAAACACATTACATTGAATTTGACCGCCCATGAAGCCAACATACACAGCACCTTCCGCCATTTGTTCGAATTGCAAAAGACCCATTTCTGTACGACGATTATCAAATAATGCCAAGATTTTTTTATCAGAAAGCATGACTTCTAATGTTTCAGAGTTCATGACCAACGTATTTGGATTAAAACCAGATGCTTTCAAGCATTTCTTTTTCCATTTAATAATATTAGCCACAATTTCTGCTGCAGATTGGCCCCAACGCGCAGTACCAGATAATGTTTCTTTATTGGTGAAATTAAAGTCTACAACGTCATCAATGCCTTCGCCTTTGATGTGTGCCTGACCATTGAGTAATACGTCTGCTGCCATAACTTCTTGAGAACGTACCAAGTTATCCTTTAATTCTTGTGTATCTTGCGCCAAGAGTTGGATAGCACGTTCTTCAGGAGTTACAGTGCCTGCAAATGGCTGTTCACCTGCTAAACGAACCTTGATATCATTTTCTGTGATAGGGCGTTTTTCTTTCTTTTGCGCAGGTTTATACGTGGTTGTAGTCATGCCTGTGTGTTGAGATAAAGGTGCTGTAGAGTTAGGTGCCACCCAAGGTGTAATAGTACGGCGACCTTTTACAATGTCAAATGAAACTGTTTCTGTTAAGAATGTTTTTGTATCTTTGAAAAATAAGTCTTTCAAAAAGGATGGCACATCGGGAGTACGACGAACCACCGCAGCAAGTGTTTTTGGTGCGTAAATATTATCCATGTATCCTCCTTATTAACGGAAATAAATGTTGCGGGCTTCAGCTTTTGCTGTGAAGCCTTCCGCTGTTTTGCCAGAAGCAAATACTAAATTCGCTGTAGCAAATTCACCTGTTACAGCAATTTCGGCTACTACATCGCCTTTCGTAGCATCAATATCAGCTAACGCTACACCGTATACATCTGTATCCGCACGTTTAGCTTTTTTAGAAGTAGCTTCTAATTCTAATACTGTGCCCGCTTTGATTACTGCGGCATCTTGACCGATTGTTACTTTCTTTGTAACGACTGGCATTTGTGTGCCAGCAATTAGAGGTTTGTACTCTAACTTTTGTTCTTCCACGTATGGCATATTATCTGCCCTCCTTATTTCTTATTGCGTGCTTTCATTACACGATCAACAATTTGCATTGTCTTTTCAGAATCATCGATATCCTCGTCAAGCACTTGACCAGGGACCGTGTCAACTTGATTAGATGCACTATTAGCATCTTGCATTAATTGCTGTAATTGATTAGTTGGTTGTTCAGGTTGTGGCATATTGAGTAATTCAACAGCTACATCTTGAACAGTAGCGTATGTTTCGTATTTAGCGCGATTGATAACTTCCGCACGTGATTCGTTATTAATCCCATCAAGGGCTTGTAAACGTGCACGTTCAGCAGCAACGCCTGCATTAAATACTTCATCATATACTTCCGCATAATCTGTACGTAACAATTCAGCAGTTACTTCCATTGGCTCCTCTCCTTTCTCTTCATATTTATCAACAGGCAACCCCTTGAGTACATCCATACTCATCGGTAAGCCATTGACAATTAAGTCAGTGCCTTTACGGCACGCAACCATTTGCAAGGATTCATCTACACTTGTGCAGAAACCTTTTTCAAGCGCTTCTCTTGCTGTTAACCAAGTTTCATCGTCCATCATGGTTGCGATTTCTTCACGAGTTAACCCGGTGCGGGCTTCGTAAATATCGATAAGGTTTTCTTTTGTTTTACGTAATGATTCTGCGGCTTTCTCAAAATCATCTGCTTCACCAAATGCATATGAGCTTGGATTGTGAATCATCATTTCACTACCCAGAGCCATATGAATTTCATCGCCTGCCATTGAAATAATAGAAGCAATAGATGCCGCTAGGCCCTCGATAATAACAGATTTCTTATTTTGTAAAGCTCGCAATCGGTTGTAGATTGTAACACCCGCAGATACTTCGCCGCCTACAGAGTTAACATGTAGAACGATGTTTTGAGATGGATCCAACCCTTGGAGTTGTGATAGTACGTTTGAAACGCCAGTATCTTCACCCCAATAATCGGTTCCATTAACGACTACGCCGTAAATATCGACGTCAATCGTCTCCGCTTCCTGAATCAGATTTAGCGGAGTTCGAATTTTGAACTGAAATTTGTTGTCCTTGTTCATTCAACAAGCCTCCCTCATCCATAGATTGGTGTTCACGAATACGTTGTGGTAAGATTTCATTTTCATAATCCATGCCCGTAAGCTCTGCCGCTTCCTTAGCACGAGTACTAAATGCATTCTTAACACGAATTTCTGCCGCAGTAGCTTCCTTCTGCGGGTCTAATTGACCTTGAGAAGGTCCGTACCACTCAGCGCCCAGCCACGCCTCTCGGATGATTGGATCATCAAAGAAACCTGGTGCATCAATGCGACCTAATAGAATGGCCATTGTAAGCCACTCCTCGTAAATAGGATTGCAAAATTGAGTAATAAATTCGGCACGTTGCGTTTCAACAGACTTCCAATATTCGAGTAACGCCGCTCTTGATGCGGAGTAACTTTGACCAAAGTGCTTAACTAAAATCTCATATGGAATTTCTAGCGCCGCACCTACATGGCTAATAAGAGAAGACGTAAAGTCTGCAAAGCTCGTTGGTATCGGCGTTTTTTCGGCTACATTTACTTTTTCACCAGGCGCCAATACATTTACAGTACCGTTGCCTAATTCGATTGTTTCATCATTTTCAGAATCCACTTGATCGTCTTCATCAATCGCAGTCCCTAGTGACATGTCGTCCGGTGCTTCCGATTCAATGAAGATTGCCATCAAGGCATTGACTAATACCTTCATGACTTCCGCGTCATTGTACCGGCTGAGTACTTTCAAGTCCTCAATTACCGGGGACAATATAGGGATGCCACGCAACTGGCCACTTCGCTCAATCGTCATAACCTGAATGATATTCCGCCGTCCAGTTTGTGCTCCGTACTTTGGAATATATGTGTAGTCGTGGTCATCGTTAAAAGCGTTGTATAGCTTATTTAGCACATAGAAACCAACGGCCGCGCCGTATTTATTAAACTTAACACCGTGAATTACGTCATTATTCTCGTCTTCTTCTCGTCCCATATATTTAGGCGGAGAAGCCACAAGAATTGATTCGACAATCTGCAATCGTAAAGGATACGGATTCTTATCTGTTCGATTAAACAACAGCGGTAAATTTACAAATGCATCGCCATACAACAGTTTTTCATAATACGCTAGAGCCTGAACTCCGTAGAAATCAGTCTGTTCGCGTGCGTCGCAGTGCTTGGCCCACATTGCAAATTCACGTTCGGTCTTACGTTCCCAAGCGTTCTTTTCTTCGAACGTTAACCCCAACTCCTCGTAGCGGATATTAGCCTTAAATCGTAGGCCCGGACCAATAACATTGGTTTTATTCGTCTTTAACGCACCCGCTGCAATCGGTGTACCTTGTTGTAGGTCTACAGATCTTGCCCGTAGCATCCTAAAGTTAGCATCGATATCATGCCTTGCATCTTGAGAGTTAACCAGGTACCCCTTTGCGCTAGACTTAAAACTGTTAGCGCCATGATTAGAATAGCCTGAGTTTGTTTTACTCCCAGAATACTGCGTTGATTTGTGCCTTCCTGCTGCGGTTTTCATAAACTGCTTCTTACGTTTACTCATATATCGCGCGGAATGACACGATATGCACGCCGTCGAGGTCTATTCTCGAGCCGAGCCACTTCATTGCGCCAGAAGTTGATGCGGTCTTTCACCTCTTGCACATTCGCACGAGTTAACCGACGATTACCTATGGTGTACTCTTTGCCTGTTGCTAATGCTAAATCCGCCTCTAGCCACGCCTGTAAATGTTCTTTTGCCTCATATATTGTCCATTCTGCCATCCTTTCACCTCCTTTCACGCATTAAAAAAGCGCCCATATTGAGCGCTTAGACTTGTGCCATGCATAGATTGGAACATCATGCTTATTAAAGCCTGCGTTTCCACATCCGTGTGGCACAATATCTCCATGTGTTTGATATCATGAGCTGATATATTTAGACCTTGCCTATATTTATATAGAAATTCAGGCATTGCCTTTTCTATTATCAAATATAAATAATAAGGGATTGCGTTTCGTGGTTGAATCACCACATATTTAGCGTCAACTTGTTGCGCTTCAGCTAAATACACCAACTCCCCTTTACTAGCAGATACTTGCAAGCAAATACAGCCAGACGGATATATTTGCCCCTTCTTAGGACGCCCCAGTATATCCGCAACTTCCGTAATTTTAATTTTCTTGTAATTTCTTAACATTACACAAACATCTTTTGAAGTAGATACTTTTTAACATCTTCTATTTTTTTTATCACGGCTTCTTGCTCCTCAACTGTACACGCGCTATCAGATGATACCAAAAATTCTGTAAATTCTTTTACAAATTCGTCATGCTCTTTCTGCGCGGCCGGATCTGTACAAACTAATTGCTTTAACATTTCCGCAATTTCTAAGCCCAAAATACGGCTTTCTCGATTAATTTCGTTTAAGTCCTTAGCAAGCTGTACCGCATCTGGTATTTCTTCAGGCTCAAAGCTGTCAATGTAGCGTGGAATATTCAGATTATAGTCATTGTCTAAAATAGTAGACATGCTAATGTTACTAGAATATCGCTCTATATCTGCCCTGTCCTTGTACACTTTAATTACTTTTTCCTCCTGTTCGGCGGTCATTATGTTTTTATTTTTGTTCTTAACAAAATCTTTTTGCGCATCGATAAATAAAACGTCTTTGTTAGCGCGATTTTTCTTAAATACCAATATACATACAGGTATACTTGTATTTGTAAACAGATTAGAAGGCAACCCAATGACCGCATCAAGCAGATTATCCTCAATCAGCTTACGCCTTATATCGCCTTCTGCTTGCCCTCTGAATAATACGCCTTGTGGCAATATAAATGCAGCAGTGCCGGACTCGTTTAACGAATAAAGCCCATCAAGTATAAAGGCAAAATCAGCTTTACTCTTTGGGGCTAATTTATAGCCCTCAAAGCGTTCATCCATTTGTGGAACCCATGATTGACTATATGGAGGATTGCTGATCACGGTGTCATATTTTTTACTCTCTAGCCTATCCACTTTAGATACTTGGCCAAAGCAAGATACCGCGGATTCTACTTTATAGTATGCAAGCTCTTCACCAGTAAGAACGTTCTTCTCTACTACTTCAGCATCTATATTAGCTATTAGTAGATTGAGTAGCATAAACGCTATCGCATTCTTTGAATACTCTTCGAGCCTTAGTGTCACGGTATTATCCGACTTAAATTTAGCCAAAGACAATCCGCCTATTCCCGCGCACACGTCGCGAACATCACCGCCAGGGGTAATACTTCCAATTATATCTAGCACACATTGTGGCGTGTAATCTTGCATATAATTTTTTCTATCCGCGCTATGTTCTTCGAATTCAGCAAGTAACGCTTCATACGAATAGTAAGGCTGTATCGCCTTTAAAAGTACCGAACATGCGTTTGAATCAAGCAACGTCTTTGTTAGAGCTGTAGGTATTTCGTGTACTTCACGAATATTTAATTCTTCCATAATCCTTTGTAGGATTGTCATAATCGTATCCCTCCTCCTCTAACTCGTCGTCTCGTTCGTTTCTTCGGTGCATCGCCCGCTTTCACTACGCGCGTCGTATTCTGATACGGCGTATACTCTTTCTTACTATTCCGTTCCTCTAACGCCTCGAAATTCGGATTCATAATAGCGATAGCAGCTTGATTATAGTTTCTAATATCAAATGGTTCATTTCTTTTGCGTCCTGGGCGTAGCACCCATTGCTCTTTAAAATGGCCATTAACCAATTTAGAAACTTTCATTTCTGCTAATAGGCCCTCGAAGTATTTCTTCCCATACCCTTTTTCATGGTCTTTTGGAAAGTGGCAATACCTCGGCTGGCCTTTTTCTTGGTTTAAATCGCTATAAATTTGTTCCTTGCCCGTATCTACGCCGAGTTTAAATAATTTGGTCTTGTATTTTTTCAACTTCGTAGGCAAGCCGTCAATCAGGTCTTTACCTGCACCGCCTACACCCTTAATAGGGTAAACGCGCTTATGCCATCTAGTTGAGCAGTACTTATATACCGATTGGGTCTTACTACCGCCAGAGTCAATACACGTAACTGATACGCCACGCTTTCTGCCGTCTGCATAAGACCAGGTACGGTTTAAAATAATATCGTCCAATTCTTTCCATACGGCGTCATAGGCAGGGTCTCCATATAATCTGAAGTATTGTATACCCCAGCTCTCATAATCTTTCCCCCAGCCGACGATTTCACACTCTAGGCGGTCATCCTGCGTATCGACGCCACATGTTAAGAGTAGAACGCCGTCCGGTAACTCCGCGCCGTAGTCTTCTCTACGTTCGTAGAGCACTTCAGCCTGCAGTGTTTCAGTATCCTCTTCATAAGGAATTCCCATTTCTGTATTAAAAAAGGTCATGACGCCGACAGTTCCGAGTTTAAGTGCTTCCTCATATTTACCTTGGAGTTTCCTCCAAGATGTCCAAGACGAGCCGAACGCGTTCATGTGAAAGCTTCGGCAATTGTACTTCTTTAAATTCTCCGGCGCTTCCGCAATCCATTTGCCCTCTCGGTATAATTTCTTCCACTCAAACTCTTCGGATAGCGTTCCGCAGTGATCACATGCCAAGTAGTACTTGCCTGTATCCTCGTCTGCGTGGAATTTATCCCACGACGGATACACATATTCACCACAAGCAGGGCACTTAATATGCCACACTTC